GGGCGTATAGCATCGCTTTAATCGCCCCCGCGGCAATGCCGGCCACGGGCAGGGTGGCGTCTATCGGCTGTTCGGTGTATTTTTTGGTGGCAATATAATCTTCGATCGCCCTGATCCTGGCGGCCTGCTGCCGGGTGTCGCTCTCATGGTACTGGGTGCACGCCTTTACCGCCAGAGTGCGGCGTGTATCTTTTTCCAGCGTCATGTTGTTGCTGAGGGTAACGAAATGCTCTCCTCTGGCCACGTACTGTCGCACCGTGTCTTCTGCCATCAGTACCCCATCCACATAATAAGAAAAGATAATATATCCGTCCAGATCCATAGTGAAAGGAACCGTTGCGATGAATATGATCCGTGCATTGGTGATCGTGGCGTAATTGATGGAGATTATCTCTTTTTCCTGGGATTTGAGTGTGTAGGCGGAGATATTTGTATATGTGTGCACAATTACGTCTTTGGCATTGATTTTTTCTTCCAATGACGCCATTTGTTTTGATATTTTATCTTTGGATGTTTTAAGCCTTGGGTTATCTCCAACGCCTTTTATTTTTTCAGATCCGTGGTATATCCAATTATAGCTTGTGATATAGGTATTTGCGTCTTCTCCGCCGACCTCTATCCTGTCGCCTAATTCCAAGGCTGCGTCACTGGTGGCCAAGGTAAATTCTGCCGGGACGTATCGGATCCTCTTTAGCGTATTAAACAGCGTCTGCAGCATAGCGTTTTTAGTTTCCGGCAATCCCCTTACAATGGGTATGTCACCCAGGTCAAGGATTAGGCCGTCTGCAATCGTGTCATCTGCATATTCATATGGCGCATAGTTTTCTGATGCGATAAACCGGGCCCGAACACCCTTGTAGTATGTCACATAATCCGCAATTACAGTACTTCCACTTATTCTCTTTCCCGCGGGAACTCTCACGCAATTTTCCAGGGCATATGTTTTTAGTTCCAACTGATCCTTGACATTTATTGTAGCAAATGTACCCGTCATTAATCCCAGATATGCAACCATATCCCTGTACGTTGCCGTGGTATCCGCAGATACAATATAAGTTTGCTGTCCGTTTGGCAACGCTTTTATTTCATTCTCTGTTTGCGCCAAAAGCACGCCGCAATTATCTGCCATTGCCGTGAGGAGTGCATAGGGAGTACCCACCATATCATCCACAATACCGATATCCAGGTTTCCCATACTATCTATTGCTTTTATTGTGGTCAGTTTTTGGGACCTGTCCGCTGATGCTATATAAAATACGCCAATATCCACATCCTCTGTTGTGCCGTCCAGAAGGAGCCGATGTTCTACAAACGATATATTCCCGTCCAGTAATTTATATCTGTCAAACATTTTTCTTAAAGTGACATTCAATTCACCTTGGTACACTGCTCCAAATTCAAAACTGCTGCCATTCACACATTTGTTGTTCTTATTCAAGGATCCAGGGATGATATCTGCATCTGTCAGTGTATATGTTTCCCCCGACACTGTTTCAATGCGGCCTGATATGCTGCTGCGCACAACGCTGGCGGTATACATGGCATCTAAATATTTTGGCGTTTGTCTTTGCATCTCGCCCCCCCCTACAGTTCCTCTAACCCGAACGACATACTCCAGACAGACAGTCCGTGTCTGTAATATTTTTTCGGGGTACTCACATCTGACAGCTTCATTTCCGCATTGGTTTTGACTCCTTTTTTATAAAACACAACCGTATTCACTGCTGTGAGAGCAGCATGTAAGGTGTTCATCTGCTCTTCCGTCATTCCGTTGTATCCAATAGATATAGAGACAACATTCTCTCTTATAATTTCTACCGTCTTTTTTCCGTCCTCGCCCTCATATTCATTGGTTATATTTTTATACTTAATATCAAAACTTCCTTCGGGTGTGGGAAACTCTACGCCGTTTATAATAAGCAGACTATGCATTTACATGTCCTCCTGATCTTCTGACTATCCCTTCTTTGGCGTTTATAATGATCTCCTCAATACTTTCGTTTCCTATGTACACAGGAACAATGATATCCCCTGCAGTAGATGTACCTTTACCTATGATGCCCGTGATCTGCTCAATAAATGACTCCATTGTCGCTGATATGGCCCCAATCATCGTTTCTATGATCTGGGCATTGTTCATGACCAACGTCTTGTTTCCATAGTTGCCAATAATTTCCGGCTCGTGCTCGTTGGTGGAGATAAGCGTTCCGGCTCCTACCAAGCCTCCAGTATACAATTTGGGAATAGGGTTAATGTTTATACCCTTTCCGCCAAGCCCTGGCACCCATTCGGGAATTTTTATTTTGTTAAGGCCACCAATAAATCCATTAATCAGGTCGATAATGGCGTTAATGGGGAATTTGACAATATTTACTATCCCTCCAAAAATATTTGATACGATATCTATAATACCCTGAAACGCCATTTTGAAATCGCCAGTAAATACGCCCTTAAGGAATGTTGTGATACCTTTAAATACACCAATGACATTATCTATCACGGATTTGGCGCTTGAAAGTATTCCTTTCAGCACATCTCCGAATATACTGCCCACCAGTTTTACTACTTCTATCAACGGCCTAAGCTGTGATGCTATCAACTCCGAAATTATCTCAATCAGGGGCTGCAAGGCTGCAGATATAATTTCGATTATTGGAGTTAATAATTCTGCGAATAGTTGTATAATAGGCTCCAGTAATTCCGCCAGCAGATTTAATAATGGGGTGACCGCATTAAGTACTGTAACCAGAAGTGGCATAATGGATTGTACTATCTGCATTAGAGGCGGCAGCAATGTTGATAACAAGGATGTAAATATAGGCAATAATGTCTCTATAAGCTGGGAAATAAAAGGCATCACCTGACTTATCAGGTCCACCATTACCGGAAGTACAGTCTGTGCCAACTCCATCAGTACCGGCAAGATCATCTCTGCTATCTGTGCAATGAGCGGCATGCCCTGATTTATCAAGTCCACAATTAATGGTAACAGTGTTTGCGCCAACTCTGCCAATACCGGCAAGATCATGCTGGCCACATCTGCCAACACCGGAGTAAGAGATCCTATTGCCTCCTGTATCATGGGCATATTATCCAAAATGAGATCCATTACTTCTTCGACAACCGGCAGGATTGCACTTCCCAGTTCAATCATCATGTTATGCGCATTTGTCTTTAATGTCTCTATGCGGGCCCCAAGAGTATCATGCATTGTGTCATACGCCTCGGCAGTGGCTCCGGCGCTGTCACGCATATCTTTAAGCATAGAATTATATTGTTCTGCTCCTGTATTTAACAGGGCCAGCGCACCTATTCCAGCTTCAGAACTTGCCCATAATTCGTTAAAAGCCCCGCTATCTCCGTCTACAGATTCGCCTAGTATTTGCATTACATCACCAAGCGAATAGCCTTCTTCTTTTAACTGTGCAAATGATTTCCCTGTCTCCTCCAGCAGTATGCCTGATACCTTAGAGCCTGAGTCGCCCAACTCATTTATCATGGCCTTGGTGTAAGTTGTTGCCTCTGCAGTTGCTATGCCATTTTTGGTCATAACAGCCATATTTGTTGATAAATCATCCAGCTGGACTCCATATGCAGATGCAACAGGAATTACTTTTCCCAGGGACGACGCCAACTCGTCTACTGTTGTCTTTCCCAGATTTTGTGTAGTTATCAGATAATCGCTGATCTGAGAGGCATCTTTGGCGCTTAGGCCATATGCATTTATGGCGGTTGTCATTACATCTACGGCGGTTGCCGTATCTGTAAACCCTCCCTCGGCCAGCTTAAGTGCTTCTGCTGTAAAATTTATCGCCTCAGCCTCATCAACTCCGGCCGATATGGCGGAATAAATTGATTCGCATAATTCAGACGTTGCTATTCCTGTTTCGTTTGACAGGGCAATAATCTCTTTTTTATATTTTTCAATGTCGGTGGTATCAGACAGTAGTGTATTCACTTTTGCAAATGCTTGCTCAAAATTCTCTGCAGCTGATACGGCGCTTCCCATGATGGCCGTTCCCGCTACCGCTGCTGCTGTAACAATGGCGGCCCCCCATTTTGCAGCTGTTTTTATGCCATTCCCGAATTTTGTAGCAATGCTCTCAGCGTTCTTCTCGGTTTTTTGCATGCTTTTATCAGCAGCATCAGTGTTTACAAAAATAGATCCAAAAAGTTTAAATATTTCCATTAGATCACCCTGTTATATTCTTTACTTCCGCTAATATATCTGCCGCGCTTCTATTGTCTACTGTCTGTTTCTGTAACCCCAGGTTTCTCTTAAATTCCTCGAATTCCATAACAAATTGATAGCCTATGGCCCATCTCCAAAAAATTCTTTCTTCATATTCAGCATCCAGAGCATAACTGATTAGTTCATGCCCTTCTAAAAACGGTATGGAGAAAATGCTGGTTGCATTTCCTCCATACCGTTTATAAATCAGGTCTGTCAGCTTATTTATTTCAGGCTCATACTGGATGCTGATTTCAAAAAATTTACGATATTATTCTCCGTACATATTCTTTTGATATCGGCTATGGTCGTCTCCAGGGACTGATCCCTAACCTCGTTCTCCGCCTTCTCACTGATCCCCGCCAGCAGTTCATAGAAACTCTTTTCGGTTCCCGTATCGCAGCAGGAACCCATGATATCCATAATCGCGTTCATCCCAACCTCTTCCATGTTGGCGTCCTTTTCTTTCCCTGCTGTATAAGCTCTCTTGATACTTTCTGTCAGTTTTGCGCTCTTCATAAGCCGCGCCATCTTAAACACGTCTGCCGTGTTGATTTTCCGCATATACTTGTCCTCCGTTTGTTATTCGGCAGTTTCATTGTTCTGCTCGGGCTGATCCGCTTTAGATTTAGGATAGAATATTCTAAACGGCGGGGCATCAAGGCTGTCCTGCTGGTAATGACCGTAAAATGTCACCGGGATCGTCGCCTCTGCCTTGTCCTGCACCGTGATCTTAAGACCATCAGTGCTTAAAGCATTGAATGTCTGGATGATTACCGGCTGATCCGATCCGCTCAATCTGCCGATCCACGTCACATTGTCCACATAATCCGCCAGATCAATAGTGGACTTGCCCTCGATTACGTCATACGCCGCATCGGAAATTGTATCTACCTGTGCAGCACAAAGAGCGGCCCTGATGGATTCTGTCGTTGTTTCCAAGATGGTTGCCTTGATGTACACCTCCCATGAGTCGATCACCTCAAGGCCTGCTGCCCTGCCCTTTACGCCGTCCACTTCGATCTGTCTGACCGCCGGGACAGCGGAAAACTCGCCGCCGCCCTTGGTGGCGCCGATCAGCTTGCCTGCTGCCACCGCTGCATCAAACGTATCGTTATTTTCACCGCCCGGCTCATATGTAAAATTCTTAAAAAAAGCTCCAGCATCCATCAGCAGACACTCCGGCGTTTTCTTCGTAAATCCTGAAAATGCTTTTTTACCCATTTATTTGTCCTCTCTCTCATAGACATACATTTCAAATTGTTCTCTTATTCTTTTTATTTCCTTGTCCGGATCCGGCATGTTCTGCCGCGGCCCTCTGAAAATGCGTATCAAGAACCCATCTGTGAGATAGTTGCACCGGTGCAACTTAGATTCCAGTTCATCCATCATGTTTTCCGCTCTGGAATAGTATTGGTGCCGATCCCATACATTGATCTCCAGACTATAGGCTTGCCTTCCGTCCATTTCATTTATTCTTTTGGCGCTAAAAACTGCGTAAGGGTATAGGATATCCTTTGGCGCTTCTTCGCAAAAAGCCCCTGTCAGCCGCTCTAATTCCTTGCTCAGAATCGTATTCATTCCTCACCGTTCCCTTCATAGTCTTCATCGCTAATCATTGACAGGGCTCGCGCCTCATCCTCCAGCGCGGATAAGTATTGGCTTTCCGTTTTAATAATGTCTGGAATATTGTCTTCCACTGCCTTTGACAAGAGTCCTAACTTCGCCGTTTTGCTGCTGCCAAATTCCTGAAAACCTCCATAGAACGCACCAGGTTTTAATCCCACTTCCAACTCAGGGTAATCTTCGTACTTATATTTCACCCAATAGTCTGTAAATCTCCCTATCCTTCCCTTTTTGCGATGAAAGTGACTATAATATGCCGCTCTAAACCGCTTGCATACCAGCTTTCCCACATCCCTGAGTGCCGCCCTGCATAACTCTTTCATGGTGTAACTTACCCGGTCCACGTTGGACACGAACTCAACGCCATCCTTCTTGATTTTTGTCACTGATTGCGGTATTGGCATCTCTTACACCTCCATAGCATGTGATTTCCAACTCGTTGCTTCCAGTTTTTCGGTATATTCGCAGAATTTTGTATCGCATCTCTGCATGGATCAGATGCGCTTGTCCATTGTATTCCAGGTAATCCGGAATGATGAATTTAATTTCCGGCTTTGATCCCGCTGTCTGTGCTTGATAAAATTCTGTCTGGCTGATGGATTTTTTCTCGGCAAATATTTCCTGCGTTCGGATCTCCTTTTCTATCGGATCTCCGTAGTCGTCTTTTTCATTTCCCGGTTTAAGGTCACAAAAATAGATAATCTCATCATACATGATATCGCCCGCTCTCTTCCCGGAATACGCCCGACAGGCTTATAGCATCTCGCAGCGCCTCGTAATTTTTCTGGAATTGATAGCCTTTTCCCTGATAATCAAGCTGCGCCTTGACATACAGTTCGCAAGCCTTGTCTATGAGGTCATTGTCCTCTGTATTAATGCCAACCCTGCGCAGGTCACGCAGGGCGGTATTGATATTCCTCTTAATTTCTTCGTCCAGATGGGTGTGGGTGATCCTCATTGATTTTCTGATTTCTTCCGTGCTGAGCATGCGTCCCTCCTTTAACTATCAGTCTTTTCGTCTTCGGCAGCCTGTTCCGGCAGATCCTCGGCGTATATCATCAAAGCATGAGCACTGTTGATCATAGTGTTTCCGTCCATGATCGCATAACCGCAGTAGTCTGTTTTCCGCTCTTTAATATGTTCTTCCGTCATCATGGATACTTCTTTGTTGATGTTCATATGATATCCCTCTTCTGCATTGGAAAACAGTATTTCTCCGTCCTTCATGGAATCGTCTTCCTTACAGGGCATTCCCAGTACCCGGAAACCGCCGTCTTCTCTGGGATCGATAGAAAAAATAGGACGTTTATTTGCGTCCTGAACGTTGGCGATCACATTCCAGATGGTGGTGCTGTTGGCATAGATTTTCAATCCTGCGCCATATCCGGACTTAACCCTGGATCTGGCTGCTGTGAAATCGGCATACTTCGGTGTTGTTCCTTTCGCATATGTCACAATCTGCGTCCTGCCCTCCTCATTGAGCAGCGCCGTCACCGTTCCCGTGGGCTCCGGTTTCTGTCCAGCCACAAC